CAGGAATTACAGACTTAGCAGTAGCAGATGGTGGTACAGGCGCTTCTACACTTACTGGAGTCTTAAAAGGTAATGGCACTTCTGCATTTACAGCAGCTACAGCAGGAACAGACTTTGTAGCTCCTAGCACAGCCACTACTTTTACTGCTACGCAAATATTTACAGGTTCTACAAGTGTTGCTGCGGTTAAAACTACAAATATTAAAGAAGTTTCTACAGTTTCTGCTACAGCAGCCACAGGCACAATTAACTACGATGTAACCACGCAATCAGTTCTTTATTACACAACAAATGCAAGCGGTAACTTTACAGTCAATTTTAGAGGCTCTAGCGGTACTTCTTTAGATACCCTTATGGCTACAGGAGAGTCTTTATCTGTTACTTTCTTAGTTACAAATGGTGCTACAGCATATTATAATTCTGCTGTACAGGTAGATGGTTCTTCTGTTACTCCTAAATGGCAAGGTGGAACTGCTCCTACTAGCGGTAATGCTAGTTCGATAGACAGTTATACTTATGTCATTATCAAAACAGGAAGTGCAACCTTTACTGTACTCGCAGCTCAAACTAAATTCGCATAGGTCAATAGATGCCACGCTTATCTAAAATTGGTGCAGCATCCCTAGCAGCCTTTGGTTGGACTAGCGGCTCTACCGTTTCTGCAAGTTACCTAGTGGTTGCTGGCGGTGGTGGCGCTGGTGGTCAAGGTAATGCTTCGGGTGCTGGCGGTGCTGGTGGTTTTCTTACAGGTACAACCTCCCTTAATCCCACACTTTCTTACACTGTTACAGTTGGTGGTGGTGGTGTTGGTTCTACATCATCCTCTGTAAGAGGGTCTAATGGTTCAAACTCCGTATTCAATAGCCTTACATCAATTGGTGGCGGTGGTGGTGGTTCGCAAGGTACTGGAGTTAGTACAGGTGCAGATGGCGGTTCAGGTGGTGGTGGCACTCCAAACCCAGCCACAGGCGGTGCTGGAACATCAGGACAAGGTAATGCTGGTGGCGCTGGATTAACTGATAACACAACTTACACGGCTGGTGGCGGTGGTGGCGGAGCTTTTGCCGTTGGTGCAAATGCTGCTTTTCAAGTTGGCGGTAATGGTGGCGCTGGTTCAGCCAACCCAATTACTGGTTCAACAACAGGACAACTTAGCGGCGGAACTTATTATTTAGCTGGTGGCGGTGGTGGCGGTGTAAACAATAGTTACACGGCTGGAACTGGCGGAGTTGGCGGTGGTGGTAATGGTACTAATAATTCATCTACAGGTGGAAATGGAACTGCTAATTTTGGTGGTGGTGGCGGTGGTTCAGGAAACGGAAACGGCGGTGCTGGCGGCTCAGGCGTAGTGATTATTTCCTACACATCTGCAACTCAACTATTCGGTGGTGGAACTGTTACTGTATCAGGTGGTAACTTTATTCACACTTTTACTTCTTCTGGTGCATTAAGCCCTTTATCTTCATTAACAGCAAACTTCTTAGTAATTGCTGGCGGTGGTGGTGGTAGTGTATGGGCGGGTGGTGGTGGTGCTGGTGGTTTAAGGTCATCTGTTACAGCAACAGGTGGTGGAGGTTCTTTAGAATCTGCTTTAACCATTGACACAAATTCTATTTATACAGTAACAGTAGGCGCTGGTGGTACTGGCGGTATAGCTGGTGGAAGTGGTGACGGTACTAATGGCGCAAATTCTGTTTTTTCAACAATTACTTGTATTGGTGGCGGTGCTGGTCAATCAACATCTCCGTTTACAGGATTTAGCGGTGGTTCAGGCGGTGGTGGTTCTTACGCCGTTGTTGGTGGCGGTGCTGGAACTGCTAACCAAGGATTTGCTGGAGGTGCTGGTTCAGCAACTGTACCATATGCTGGCGGTGGTGGAGGTGCTGGCGCAGTTGGTGCTTCTGCCGTTTCTGGTTCAGGTGCTGCTGGTGATGGTGGCGCTGGAGTAACTGTTGCTATTACTGGTTCTTCTGTCATATATGGCGGTGGCGGTGGTGGTGCGGGTGGATTTAATGCTGGCGGCACATGGAATGGCGGCGCTGGTGGTTCTGGCGGTGGTGGTGCAAGTTCTCAATCTACTGTAGGATCACCGGGTGAGGATGGCAAAGGCGGTGGTGGTGGTGCTAGTGGTCGTTTAACCAACACATTTTTTAATGGTGGTAAAGGCGGTGATGGTGTTGTAATCATCTCCTACGCTGGCGCACAAGCATTTACTGGTGGAACAGTAACATCTTCTGGCGGTAATACTATTCATACATTTACAAGTAGTGGCTCTTTAGCTCCACTTTAAAGGATATAATTATGGCGCATTTTGCAAAAGTAGAAAACGGAGTAGTAGCCCAAGTTATAGTGGCAGAACAAGATGTCATTGATAGCGGCATCTTCGGTCATGGATGGGTACAGACTTCATACAATACACATGGTGGGCAACATCCTGAAGGCAGACCATTGCGTAAAAACTACGCTGGTATTGGCTACACATACGACAGCCAAAGAGATGCTTTTATTCCTCCACAGCCATTTCCATCTTGGACTTTAAATGAACAAACTTGTCTGTGGAGTTCTCCAGTACCTTATCCTACAGACAATAAGCCTTATTCATGGGATGAGGCTACATTAACTTGGGTTGAATCTGTATGACAGAAGCTGACTTAAAACTCCTAAGCCACGAAGAAGTCTGTAAAGTTCGCTACGAACAGATTAATGCTAGACTAAAAAGACTAGAACAGATTCTCCTTGGTACTGCTGGATTCATTATTATAACATTACTAACTCTGGTACTTAAATGAGTAGACCACATTCCGTAGGCAAGAATCTTACTGCTAATACATTGACAACAATGTTTACTGTTCCAACTAGGAACATGGCTAAGTGGACTTTATTATATGCTTATAATGGCACAGCCTCTTCTAAGAATTTCAGAGCATTCTGGTACGACGCTTCTGAGAATGTAGAGATTGCTGTAGTATATGATTATTCTTTAACTTCTAAGAACTTCTTACGTATTGACGGACAAGCCCATGTAGTCTTAGACGAGCATGATGAGATTCGTGTATTAATTGAAACTGGTGCAACGAATGCAAGCTGTATTGTAACACTAGAATTAGAACAACGCAGTACCGTACAAAACTTTACATAACCACTAAAGGAAATAATATGCCAATGGTCAAAGAGAAGAAGTTCCCCTACACAATGAAGGGTAAGAAAGAAGCTAAACAGTACGCCAAGAAGACTGGTGCTAAGGTAGTATCTAAACCAGCTAAGAAGATGGGTGCAATGCGTGGCTACTAAACCCGGCTTGTATGCCAATATCGCCGCTAAACGCCGTCGTATTAAGGCGGGTTCCGGCGAGAAGATGCGTAAGGTAGGCAGCAAAGGCGCACCTTCGGCGCAGGACTTCAAAGAGTCTGCTAAAACAGCTAAGAAGAAGAAATAATGCCAAAGAAAGCATATCAGAACCCAGAAGGTGGTTTAAACGCCAAAGGAAGGGCTTACTTCAAGCGAACAGAAGGTGCTAACCTCAAGCCTCCAGTTTCTGCTAAAGCGGCTGCAAAGTCGCCTAAAGCGGCTGGAAGGCGTAAGAGCTTCTGTGCAAGGATGGGCGGTGTCAAGGGTCCGATGAAGGATGAAAAAGGCAGACCTACAAGAAAAGCCTTAGCCCTCAAGAAATGGGATTGTTAAGATTTTACTTGACAAAACAGTGAAAACATGATAGGATAGCAAATGGCTTCGTTAAACTATATTCAACTTGTAAATGATGTGTTGATTCGGCTTCGAGAGCCAGAGGCTTCTTCTGTCTCCGATAACGCTTATGTTAAGCTCATTGCTCGTTATGTTAATGATTCTAAGCGTCAAGTTGAGGACTCTTATAACTGGAATGCTTTATCAGAGACATTGTCCGCTACAACAACAGCCGATGTATTTAACTATGTATTAACAGGTTCTGGACAACGCTTTCGGGTTATTGATGTTCTTAATGATACCGATAACTTCTTCGTTGAGAATGCTTCCACGATTTGGATGGATCAGCAGTTCTTGTTGACGACCCCACAAAAGGGTAGTCCAATGTACTATAACTTTAACGGGACAAACGCTAACGGAGATACTCAGGTTGATCTGTTTCCAATCCCTAACGGTGCTTATAACCTTCGCTTTAACATTATTAAGCCACAAGTACCTTTAGCAGTTAACGCTGATACACTTCTAGTTCCTGACGAGCCAGTCATCTTAGGTGCATTAGCTAGGGCGCAAGCAGAGCGTGGTGAAGACGGCGGTGTGCAGTCTGGTGAGACTTATGCTTTATATCGTCAAAGTTTAGCGGATGCTATTTCATTAGAATCAAATCGCTATATTGAAGAATCTCAGTGGAACTGGGTCTAATGGCTAGTCAACTACAGACATCGTCGATAGCAGCACCGGGGTTTTATGGACTCAATCTACAAGAGAGTAGTATTACTCTTTCTTCTGGTTATGCACTAAAAGCACAGAACTGTGTGATCGATAAATATGGTCGTATCGGTGCAAGACGAGGATGGACTACAGTAAACTCTGCAGTTAATACTGACTTAGGTTCTGGTAATGCAGTAGAGTTTATATTTGAATTAGTTGATGGTGGTAGTAATCAAGTGTTAAGTGCTGGTAATAATCAGTTATTTGTCGGAACTACTACGATGACTACTAAGACAGTGCGCAACACTACTAACAGCGGTAACGCTACTTATACTATTACAGGTAATAACTGGCAGGGTGCTGCCATGTCTTATGGAGATGTTACAGACTTCCAGCCTCATGTGTATTTAGCACAAGCAGCACACCCTATGTTAGTGTATCATGAGTTACCTGTTTCTGGTAATCCCTTTAGTTCGCACGATAGCGGTACATTTGGCTACCAGCGTGTAGGAGATGACGCTAAGTTACCTTCTAATCATAGCACAGCTACCTTTATGCCTAGCTGGGTAATTTCTGCTTATGGCAGAATCTGGTGTGGTGGTATCTCAGGAGACACTCAGACTGTCTACTTCAGCGACTTACTAGCTGGTACAGACTTCTTAAATGGATCTTCTGGGTATTTAAACCTGCAAGAAGTATTGCCTAATGGAGATCCTGTAGTAGCTGCTGCAGCACACAATGGATTTATTATCTTCTTTGGTCGTAAGAACATAGCAATCTATGCTAATCCCTTAGACACAGGAGCGTTAACTCTTGTTGAGGTTATCTATAACGTAGGATGTATTGCTAGAGATTCAGTACAGAATATTGCAACAGATGTATTATTCTT